TGATCGACGAAGAGGCCGATGGTTGCGCTGTTGGCGGCGTCCAGTGCGGCCACGTCGGCGGCGTCAATCGAACCCGCGTCGATCCCCGCGCCGATCGCGATCGCCTGAAGGATCTGCGCCGTCGTGCGGTCGGCGGCGGCGTTTCCCACGGTCACGTCGCAGGTGATCTGGCCGCCCGGCAGCCCGCCCAGGCGGAAACACCCGCCCGCCTTCCATACCCGGAACTCGCTTAGCCCCGGCGCATTGGCCTCCATATCGGCCTGGCTGGCGTACTCGGTCGCGCTGGGGGTCAGGGCCACGCCCCGGTCATAGACCATCGGCACGGCGAACACCGCGCCGTCATTCGCCTGATAGATCAGCCGGCCGGGGTTCGCCAGGGCCGGGCTGACCGAACGGCAGAACCCGAAGGCTTTCGGCTTCACCTTGCCCTTCAGGTCCGGCCCGCCCTCGATCCCGGCCGAGGCGCTGGTCCCCAAATAGCGGTTGGTCTGCAGCTTGGCCGTTTCCAGATCGGCCAGACGATCGCGCACGCGGAACAGCACTTCTTCATTGCTGAGATCCGGCTGCTCCATGGTGAACACGGCGATCGTCACGGCCGTGGCGTAATCCGCGTCTTCATGCTCCAGCAGTTTCAGGGTCAGCGCCCCGCCGGCCACGGCGAAGTTCACCAGATAGTCCAGGGCGCCGTCCGCGTTCACCGCCACGATGCCGCCCACCCCCACCTCCACCGCGCCGGAGGTGGTTCCCGCGCGGTAGCAGCTGCGCGTCCACTGCGCGCCGTCCTTCAGCAGCCCGATATAGAAGCCCGGCGCGCTGGGGTGGTTGTAGCCGGCCCCGCCGCTGAGGCGCAGCATCGTGACCGCGCCCAAGGCGTCCCGCAGTTCGATTTCGGCCAGGAGGATGGTCATCGGCTATGCCGCCCTCGCCAGGAAGTTGCCGGCGACGATTTCCTTCAGCGCATCGATCACCTGGCCCTGCTGTTCGTCGCTGATCCGGCCGCCGGCGATGATCACGTCGATCAGGCGGCGGATGTCGCCGCGCAGGCCGTTCACGGCCTCGATCAGCGCGGGGTCGCCGTTGCTGGTCAGGGCGGAGCGGATCTGATTGGCGGTCCACAGCCGCGACGGCCCGGTCGCCTCCAGCTCGGCTTCGCGTTCGCCGACGATGCGGACCCCCCCGCCATGCAGCCCCCCGGCCGCGAAGCCGGGCGCCATGTCCGCGCGCAGCCCCCGGAAGATGTTGGCGTAGCGCGCCTCGATCTCCCGGATCGCGTCGCCTCCGGCGAAGGCGCCCAGCCTGCCCAGATCCTCCCGCACGGTCAGGAACAAGTCGCGGTATCCCGCGCCCGAGGCGTAGAACTCGCGCGCCTGCTCCAGCAGCACGCGGGAGGCGTCCTGCACGCCGGCGGCGGCGGTGGAGTCCCCGCCCATCGCCCGGCCCAGAAGCCCGGTATACTGCTGGCGCGCGGCAGCCAGCTGCTCTTCCGGCGACAGGGGAGACAGGGCGGAGGTCAGCAGCTCGTCCCGGAACTCCAGAATGCTCGTGGCGACCCGGCGCCACGCCTCGATCGCGCTGTTCATGCCGGCCTGCAGGGCCTCCGCCACGCTCGACCAGGCGTCCAGCCGCGATTGCCGCTCCCGCGCCTGCGCCTGCTCGATCGCCGCGCGCTGCTGCGAGACCGTCCCCAGCCGCTCCGCCGCCAGGGTCTTCTCCACTTGCAGCACGGCCTCGGCTCCAAGGGCGGCGGCCTGTTTGCGCAGATCGGCCTCCTGGCGGGCGCGCGCCATCTCATCCGCCCGCGCATTGTCGTTGACCGCGCGGTAATAGCGTTGCTCCAACTCCTCATTGAAACCCTTGACCATGAACTGCCGCTGCCGCTCATAGCTCTCTTTGATCTTGTCCTGGCTCTGCCCCAGAATGCCCGCCGCCTCGGTCGCCTGATCGAAGGCCGCCTTCAGATTGTTCATGGCGATCTCGGTCTGGCTCAGCGGCTCGCGCCAATTGGCGAAACCGTCGCTGACCGCGCGGAGCTGCGCCACATAGCCCACCAGCGCCTCCAGATCGGCGGCTGACCCGATCGCCCGGAACTTCTCGGTCAGGGCCTGGCTCACGCCCTCCAGCTTGGCGTTCTTCACCGCCTCGGCCAGCGCTGCGGCCATGGCCTGTTCGGCGGTGTCCCAGCGGCCTTTGCCGTTGCTGGTGTCGCCGCCGGTGAACTTCTTGGCCCCGGCGTCCCAGCCCAGATTGGTCCCGGAAGCAGCGGCGATCGTGCCCTGGAAGGTCAGGCCCATGCGCTCGAACAGCTTCACGGCCGCAGCGCCCACCTGATCGGCGGAGGCCTGGTTGACGCTGGGGTCATAGCCATTGTCGGCCGAGGTCACGCCCAGCCGCGCCCGGCCGGAGGCGTCCAACCCGAAATCAGCCCCGCCCCCAGGACCCACCGTCGGCTTCTTGCCGCCAAGCAAGGACCCGCCGAGGAAACCACCAAGCGCCGCGCCGATCCCCATCCCGACCGGGCCGCCCGCCAGAAAGCCGAGGCCAGCCCCGCTTAGCGTGCCGACGCCGCCGCCGACATTGCCCTGCGCAAATTGCGTCAGCGCGCCGATGCCGACCCCGGCGAAGGGCAGATAGCTGGACAGGCCAGCGGTGGCGGACGTCGCGCCGACTGCGTTGCCCGGAACGCTGCCGAGAACAGCCGGCCCCGCCACCAGATCCCCGGCCGCGTTGACCAGAGTTCCAGGATTGGCGGCCGTCCCAATGCCCAGGCTATAGCCGAACCGATCGATCGAAGACGCCGACAGGAACCCGCCGCCCCCAAAGCTGGGCATCTGGAAGCCTCCAGCGGATCCGGTCGCCGCGCCGCCGGCCGGGGAGGCGACGCCGAACGCGCCGGGCATTCCACCCACCACCTGCATGGCGATCGGCATGATGAAGCGCTGCTCCAGGAAGGTGGTCGCCAGCCGGGCGACGAAGCGCTTGCCCGCCTGCAGCGCGCCGTCGAACATGTTCTTGAACGTGCTGCGCCCGCCCTCGGCCGCGTTAACCAAGCCATCGGTCAGGAACTGGCTAACGTCTTTTGACACGCCCGCCGCCGTCTGGCGCAGATCGCTCCAGAACCGCGCCTGTTCGTCGGACGCGGTCTTCAGGTCCCAGCGCTGCATCAGCTCGCCCACGCGCTGCGTGTCGCCCTTGGCCGCCTCCATCAGCCGATTGAACTCGCGCTGCCGCTCGATCGCGATCTCGGCCGCCCGGCGATCGGTCGGATCGATGATCTGCGAGGCCGCCGCGCCGGCCTGGGCCGCCGCTACTTCCTGATCAGCCCGCCGCAGGTCGATCGCGTGCTGGGTCGCCCGGTTGGATTTCTCGATCGCCGCGATCTGCTCTTCGCGCTCGCCTTTCAGTCTCTTGAAGCCCTCGGCCAATTCGAAAAGCTTCGCAGCCTCCGCCGCCTGGATCAGCACCGATTCCCGCTGCGTCGCGGTCTGCTGGCGGATCGCCAGCTCGGTTTCGGCATAGGCGCCGGCCCCGCGCTTCTGGGCTTCGGCCAGCCGCTCCGCGTTGATCGCTTCGTTGCGGTTGGCCTCAAGCTGCTGCGATCCCGCCAGCAGCTCGCCCGACAGCCGCTCCGCCAGGATCTCGCGCGCGCGCGCGTTCTTATCAATGGCCTGGGTCAGCGCCTCCACCCCGGCCTGCCGGCGCGCGTCAGCCTCCAGCCCTGCGGCGGCCGAGGTCTGATAGGCGTCGGCGGCTTCCATATTGCCGCGTAGATTGGCGTTCACGGCGGCGGTCTGATCCCGCACCACGGCCGCCAGCTCCGCCCGCGCGCGGGTTTCCGCGATGATCGCCGCGCGGCCCTTCTCGCTGGTCGGATCGTTGATGTCGCCACGCAGCGTGGTGTTGTCCTGAACCTCCAGCCGCGCCTGCATGACTGCGCGGTTGACCGGAGAGGAGCCGAGCACGCGCAGGCGGCGATCCAGCTCCTGTTTCTGCCGATCCAACTCCATTTCCTGTGCGGCGCGCTCGTAGGTCGATCCCATGCCAAGGGCGTTTCCGTCCTTGGATCCGCGCATGTCGATTCTGCTCTCAAGCCCGGCGTTGGGGTCCAGCCGCCGCATTTCCGATTGCAGGCGGCGCAAATCGATTTCCGCCTGCTGCCTGCGGCGATTGTAGTAATAGTCGCTTTCCCTGCCGAAGGCGGTCAGGTCGCGCGGCGCGGTTCCATCTGCGAATTGGTCGACCAGGGCCTGCTGATCCTTGATCCGCTTCGCCAAAGCGTCTTTCTGATTGGCTGGGCTGGACCCGCCCACAGCGTTCGCCATGAAGCCGACCGCGCCAGCCAGATTGGTGACGAGATTAATCACCGGCCTGCTGGCGGCGATCGCGTCGATGAAACCTGTCCAGGATCGGCCGAGGCTGAGCAAAGCCTTGTCCATCGAACTCAGGCTGTTCTCCGCCAGATCCTTGTACCGGGCGCCCAGCAGCTCGAAGGCTTTGGACACCGCGCCGGCCTGATCGCCCTGCTGGGCAAGGCTCTTGATCGCCTTCAGCTGCGCTGCGTCCAGCGCGTTGTTCGCCAGGGCGAAGCGCTCGATCGCCGGATAGCCCTGCGCGGCGATCTCCGCCAGGGCCTTGGCGGCGGAGGCTGCGTCGGTTCCCATGCCCACGGCGGCGTCCGGGGTCATCGCAGCGATCTGCGCCACTCGGCCGGAATCGAGGCCGGGCGTGCGCAGAATGCCGCTCACCGCCTCGCGCGCATCGGCCTTGGCGATGTTCGCGTCGCGCATGGCCTCCACCATGGCGTGAAGCTGCTGGGTCGTCAGATCCGCCTGCCGGCCGGTCGCCTGCAGCTCGCCCGCGAACACCCGCGTCTCCTTCGCCAGATCGCTGGCGCGGAACAGGGCGGATCCAAACACCACGGCCAGGCCGCCGATGCCGATGACGGCCGCCGTGATCGGGCTGGCCAGCGCCGCCAGCGCCGCCGCCATCAGCCCCGGCCCGCCGGCGGCCTTGCTGAAGGCCTGCGCCACTTGAGGCCCCTGCTGCATCAGGATGGTCAGGGGCGACGCGCCGGAACCCAGCGAAGCCGCCATGTCGCTGAGCGTGTATTGCAGGGTGAGGGCCTGGTTGCGCAGCGCGCCCATGCTTTGCCCGGCGGCCGCCGTCGCCTCCCGCGCCTGGCGCGCGGCGATCACCTGGGAGGCGAAGGCTTGCTTGGTCTGGTCGATCGCCGCGGCGGCTTCGGCGGCGGACAGCGCGCCGCCCTTCTGGGCCGTCTGGATCTCCCTCAGCGTCGCCAGATATTGCTGCTGGGCTGCGGCCAGCGGCACATATTTCGCCCGCAGCCGGTCGATCTCCCGCGCATAGGCGTCGATGTCGGCGGCGCGCTGCAGCGTGTCCGATCGGCCGGTCACGCCCGCCGCCTGCTCGATCGCGTCGCGCGCCCGCTTGAAGTTGAACAGGGCCTGAGTCGCGCGCTCGATCGCCTGGCCGGACCCGCCGAGGCCGTCGAAGCCCTGGCGGATGCGTTCCACAGCCGCCTGGAACAGGCGCGATCCGGCCTCTGCGGCCGTCGCGTCGATCCGGATGGAGGCGGTATAGACGCTCATTTTCTGCCTGTTTTCTCCGCTTTCTCGTCCTCGGCCTGGCGGCGGGCCTGATGCTCCAACCAGACCTGATCCATCTGCTGGATCAGATCCAGCCAGCCCTCCCGCAGCTCCAGATCCTCCAGCCCGATCACCGCGAAATAGGCGGCGACCGCCTCGATCTGGATCGCTCCCGCGCCCATGCCAGAGGGGCGGGAGCGGGAGAGGCGGTGGAAGGCGATCCAGACCGGGATCAGCCGGGGCTCCAGCTCCGGCGCCGGTTCGTCCGAAGCGCCGGGCGGGGCCAGGCCCCAGGCCGCCGGATCCTCCCCCTGTTCGATCAGCGCCCGCGCCGTCTGGTCATTCTCCTTGGCCGCCTCGATCGCCTCCGGACGGTTGAGGCTCCAGATCAGGCGGCGCTTGAGTTTCCCGCATCGGCTTCGATCTGCTCGGCGCGGAAGCCTTCCGCCGACATCGCCATGCCCACCAGCACGCTCCGGAAGTCCGGCAGATCGGTCAGCAGCGTGATCGCCGCCTCGACGCTATAAGGGATCAGGGCGCCGTCGCGGTCCTTGAGCCCGCCCCAATCGATCACCACAGCTTCCGCCATGGCTTTGATGGTGGTGCTTTCCGCGATGTCCGTCGGCAGCGGCCGGCCGCTCAAGGTGAGGGACCGGTAAGGCGCGCGGGCCTTCTCCTCCGCCTTCAGATGCTTCGGGTTGCCCCAGCGCGCGAGCACCACGAAGGCGCCGTCGCCCAGCTCGAAGCGAGCGCCCTCGGCTTCCTTGGTTTTGTCGGTCGCGAAGGATTTGTAGAGATCAAGGCCCATGGTCAGCTCCTGAATGCTGGTGTCGTTTAAGCCGCGTATTCGCTGAACCTATCGAAGCACAGCGACGTGCCGGTCAGAGGGTCCAGCAGGCCGGTGGCCTGGACGCTCATCTCCACGATCTGGCTCTGTCCGCCGGTCGGCGTGCTGGGCGGGCCGAACTTCAGGCGGGGCATCTGGTAGACGCCGCCGTTCAGCAGGCCGCTGATCGGGCTGGCGGAGAAGATCCGCCACCAGATCGAGCTGGGCAGGTTCTGCAGCGCGCGCTCGTAGAGGCTCTTGTCCTGGAACTTCACGCGGATATCGAGGGTGGGCACGAAGCGGCCGAGGATGATCTGGGCATAGCCGCCGTTCCCATGCTCGCTGACCCCGATCAGATTGTTCGTGGTGCGCAGCGACAGGCCGCGCGCCAGCATGCCGGCCGGCAGCGGCCCGTTGTTCTCCCAGAACCGCGCGACATTCGCCGAGGCGGTCAGCACGTCGCTGATCGGGGCCGCGACCGGCGCGCCCAGCGAAGTGGTGACGCCCGTGATCTCCGGCAGGCCCATCAGGCTGAAGCTGCCGGCCACCTTCTGCTCCGCCACGAACTCCTGGGTCATCTCGTTCACGACCAGGCCGGGGAAGCGGGAATACTGGAGGATGTCCAGCCAGGCTTTCTGGAAGAAGAAGCTGCGGCGGCTCTGCCCGGCGCGCAGGCGGTCGGGGAGATAGACAGTGATGGTGCGCCCGGCCCCGGTGTCCGCCGCCCAGCCCGGCGGAACCTGATCCAGCAGCAGTTGGTTCGGCGAGATCGCGCTGATCCGCACGAACCCGTTGCAGGCGGTCGTCACATAGCCTTCGCTCGCGATCGGCCCGCCGATCTTCAGGAACCCGCCGGGCGCCAGGCCCAGAGTGGTGAAGTCCAGCGCCGTGCTGGTCAGCCGGTTCGGGCCGACGCCGGCGACCAGATCGCCGGCCACGCCCTGGAACCCCACGACCTTGATCCGCGCGGTTCCAGGCGGGGCGGCTTCCGCCACGAAGCCGGCGCCGGCGCAGGTGATCGCGCCCGCCGCCACCGCCGTCACGCGCGGCCGCTGATTGTTCGCCGCCTGCCCGAAGCCCGTCATCCGGATCAGATGGCCCACGGCGACGGCGCTGATGTTCGGCAGATGCGGCCCGGCGCTGACCACAGCGGCGGTCGAGTCCACGGTGATCACATTGGTGGTGACGGCCACTTCGGTGATGATCGAGTCGGCGACGCCGTTGTTGAACCGGGTGTAGCTGTTGGTCCAGGGCGCGGCGAGGGCCGAGGACATCATGTCCGACAGGAAGGTTCCGTCCGTCGGATATTCCATCTCGAACCCGATCTGGCCCCCGCCGTTCTGCATCAGCCGGATCGAATCATCCAGCATGCGCGTGCTGTTGATCTGGTCGGATTGAGTGACGTTGGCGGAGCTGACCAGGCTGTCGGAGGTGAAGGGGACCTCGCGCAGCGGGTTGGCCGCCGTCACCGTCGGCGCGACGCCGAAGGTCGGCTCGTCCAGATAGCTGTTTTGAACGCGGTTGGATTCGGCCATTGCGGCGCTCCCTTACGATTACGAGGTGACGAGCGCGCCTTCGCGGCGCCATGAGGTGTAGCTGTCCTGCCATTGCGCGACCCCGCCGGCGATGTCCGCCAGCTCGCCCGGCCCCAGCTGCAGCGGCTGCCATCCAGCAGGCGTCCAGCCCAGCAGGGCGGTCTTCACGGCCGCGCGCAGGGCCTGGATGTCGGCCAGGGCGGCGCGGCCGGTGGCGTCGGACAGGTTCTGCGCGAAGATCATCACGCCGATCGTGACGTCGACCTTCTGGCTGATCTCGCCGAAGGCGGCGATGTTCGGCTC